CTCCACCTTCCCTCAGTACCATCAATCGAAGTGCGATCAGGAAAAGTATTGAGAGGGATAAATGTACCATTAACGGTAACATTACCAATATTAGGTGTGGAGGACCCAGAAGGAGGTTCTGAATCATCAAGAGACTTCTCAAAAGCTTGAATCTCTAGCCGATCATACATCCTAAAGAGGTTAGCACGATGCGCCTGGAGTTGTGAAATTCTACTTCTGCAAGTAGAAATATCAGTATTGAGGACAGCAACAGACATTGCGTCTTTTGCGTCCGTAAGCTTTTGAGCATTTTTCGAGATCATGAATCTAAGTCTTTTAAGCCTGTCTTCAACAATTTCAGGTTCGTCTTCAAAACTTATCTCAACATATGGAGCAGGCTCCTCCCTGAAGATGGGATCTTGAACAGGACGTTCAAGTTTTTTAAGAAGTTCTTCAAAAAAATGTTTTTGTGGATCATTTTCAGGACGAATGAAAGAAGAATTAGACATATCAGAGACTACAGGGACATAATCATGGGAAAAAATAAGATTCTTTTTACAAGATTTTAAGTGCTCAACCGGCGGTTGAGACCATTCAGGAGACATTTTATACAAACCACTGTCAAATAGTGGTTGAGGGAACATCGAATCTGGTAATTGAGTTAAAAAGAGTGTACCAACAGTAGAACCGGTTGAAGGCGCAGGAGCGGTAATATCAAAACCAGCTTGACCTGCACCAGTCAACCTCAAAATGCCTAACGAAATTAAACAATTTGAAGTACCAGTAACATTTGGATAACTACGCGATCCACCAGCAGGTGTCGGTTCAAACAAACCAATAACCCAAGCGCAATTTGCTAGAGTGAAAACAACACCACTAGTAATAACAGCAGGGGTTAGATCTACGGAGTAAAACACTTCATAAAAACCCGATTTTTTATTTAAAGGAAAAAGATACGTATCACCATCTATCAACCCAGTAAAGGTTGCACCAGGAAGTTGAGTACGAGAAGTTCCTAATGGGTTCGTGGCGAACCCATTAAAATCCCATCCATCTGTTTCAACTAATTTTCCAGAATCTTTTGCTAATTTTGGCATAAGGAGTTCAATCTCAAATGTAGCCCAAAGTTCACCTAGAATAGTTCCAGATGAGGGCTGACCTCCAACAGCAACATTAAATTTTCCCATATCATACATACGCTTATCAGAAGGATCTGGAGCAGCATGAGACCTGAGATAAAGTTGTGACAACACATTTTTATCGCGAGCACATTCAACAGGATGTATCATGTGTTCATCAGGTTTACAGGAAGTTGCAAACTCATAATTCAATAGCTCACGCTCCGATGCAAATGCAGGGAGTAAAGCATCATAGTTCGTTGCAAAGGCAACAAAACCTAGAGATGGTGTCGATGAATATGATGTAGCTCTGGATTTAAACTCAAACAACAATCCTCGCATTTGATAGGAGGTATAGCTAGAAGCTATTGTTGAGAGCCAGGGGAACAAATCATCTAAACCAGGATTGATTTCAAAAGTTTGAACTGAAAAATTTGCAGTTGTTGACAAAACAACGCCAATAAACTCACGATGGCGAATTATATTAGCATTTTTTGAATTTTTGACCACAGGAACTTGCGTTGCACAAGCTTCGGGGTTAGCACTTTGCATGAGAGAATTCATGTTTAAGTCATAATCACCAAAACCAGCGATCAAAGGAAGGATATGAGGAGCAACTTTAAGAATACCGGAAAATAGGTCTCCAAGGAAACCACCATCTTCTTTCTTCTTGCCTTTCTTAGCCTTTCGTTTTTGTAAGCGATTATAGTAAATCTCTCCCTTTTCAGGGGAATACTTACCAACACCAGTGATAACCTTAATGGGACCACCGGTATTAGTTGCCATAATACGCTTTTGAGGAACATGTTTTTTACCACCGCCACCTTTCGGTAGGGATGGTAAGGCTTTATTTGCATAAGCCTTTTGTGTTTTTGTCTTTCCAGACATAAATTTATTAAAACCGACCTCGTTTCCCGCTTCACTGGGAGAAAAAATAGAAACCCGCGAAGCATTAGATTTCAAACCAGAAGATTGACGACCAGTTAGTAAAAAATCAAACGATTTGGTAAACGACTTATCATCAATTAGTCCAGTGAGTGAATTTTCCGAAAGAAAACTCTGAAACTCTGTAAAGAACTCTGGAAATGAAACTCCTAAAAATTTAATAAATTTCAAAACCGATTGACGTATAGACTCATCAACCCCAAATAGTAATGAGAGAATCATTGAAGCTTTAGAAAATTGTTGGACAGGGTCCAAAACCTTATTCTCAACAAGCGTAAGCTTGCGGCACAAAGAAGTGCAAAGCTTACCAATCCTAGGGACCGGTAAATAACAATCCATCTCAGGCGACCATAAAGAGTCTGAGCCTAAAAAAGAAATAGGTGTATCCAAAAAGAGACCACCAGGGTGATTAAACACGACGCTAGCAGATTCCTTTATAGTCATGCCATACAACTTATACGTAGAAATTTCAATCTGTTTAAACTCAACAGGATCCATATCAAACATAAGTCCTAAAACTTTATCATCTGAATAAATCTTGAGTTTGTGACAGGCCTTGAATTCCTTGTAATCAGGAAGTCTTTGGAAGACATGATAGAAACACCTTAAAACTAAGTTATTAGAAATAATAACATGTAAAATAGAATTATCTGTTGAGGTATTATTTTGTCCACTTGAATTCGAATGATCTAAAAGGACAACACGTCCATCATACAATACGCGAACAGGATTTAAAGACCAATAAGTGCAATAAGCAATTAGGTCTTCCCAATATATTTGAACCTCAGGAGTTTGACAAGGGTGGCGAAGATATTTGTTACGTAAATAATAAACATCCTCTAACACAGAAGCCTTATCATAACCAGAAACATCAGAATAGGACAATAACTTACAATCCTCAAATTCAATAACTAGTCGGTCAAAGCCACCATATTGTTTAACCATACCATAAGCTATAACCCCTTCAACAGAAGCATCAGCAATATTTTTGTTCTGGTTCTGATAACATTTTTTCTGCTTACGCAAAAAAGTTTTATCAACACAGTCAACCAAACGAACTTTATTTCTTGCTATGTCTTCCGAACATAGAAATTCATTTTTATCATTAAGTAACTGGACCGGAACATGATTGATATTATCCTTATATTTTTCAAAAACTTTGGAATT